GTTGGGTCTTTAACCCAGATAGCAGGCATTGTCTGACTCATGAATACACGGTAACCGTTGAACTGTCCAGAAGACTGGAATCCGTTCGTACGACCCATATAGTCCATAGTACCATTCTGATACCACCACTTCAATTGATTATCCCAGCTGAGTTTCAGCAAGAAGATGTTATCATTTGTATTCTCAGTGATATCGAAAATGATAAAGTTGTAAGAAGAAAGAGGGAAACCATCGATGATTGGGTTCTCGATATCGTTAGTGTGTACGTTATCGAACGCAGGGTTCAGTACAAACTTAACGTTAGCAAGGAACGGAATCACGTAGCTAGTGTAAGCAAAACCAAAGTTTAAGTCCATACCTTTGCCAGTGATTGCTCCAACCTCAGATGCATTAATTACAAGACCGCTATTGATAGCTTCTTTCTTGATAGCTTCGTTAACAAGACGCATACCACCCATACCAGTTTGTACAACCAGTGAACGCTGAGGATCTGGTCCTTTGAACTCCACACGACCATTGAAGAAGTTGAAGATCTCAGACTTGAACAGGTCAAGATTGAAACTAGTTTTGTTGTAAATACGCTTGTAAGAGTTATCAAGCTGCTTCCAAAGACCCACAGACAGACGTACATCATCTGGACCGTCTTGCTTAACACGACCACCATGTCCCCACATTAAGTAGGTTTCGATGTCAGTTGCAATCTTAGTCAAGTGAGCTGACTCAAGAGCAGTTAAGAAAGTACGAGTTAACGTACCACTCTGCATAGCTTTTTTAACAGCTTCTTTACCGAATTTAGCTGCTAATCCTTCCAAGTTAGTGATAGAAGGGTCAGTCAAATTCTTGTCGAAGTTACGCCAGATTTCCACTACAGGTACAGAACCATCGTTCTTCAAACCGCCTTTCAACATAAGATCAGCGCGAGAAGATACAGAGTAGTGTACGTGAGCTTCTGCACCACCTACGTAGTTGTAGAACTCACGGAAACCAGCACCATATGCTCCGATATCAGAGAAACGCTCACCGTATTCACCGCGAGCAGAACCTTTACGGAAGAATTTAGTACCAGGCTTCAAATAAGGAGAGTTACCAGGTAAGAACTTAGTGCTATCATTGTTTACAAGTTGTACTGTGTAGATAACACCGTCAGCTACAGGAAGGATATCCTCAGTAGGAACGATATATAATTCCACACCATTGTACTTGTCGTAAGTGATGATATCACCATGTCCAAAGATACGACGGTTCAATTTGATCTTGAAGGTTGTACCATCAATACCTAATTGAGCTTGAGAATCTTCAACATTCTCTACAATGTAGGGAAGGTCTTGAGACACAGGAACTTGCCATTTGTACTCACCACGAGCGTTGTTAACCTCGATTACATTCTTTCCACCAAAAGATGACATTTGGTACAAAGGCATTTCTACCTTCTGCGCCATAGCCCACAGATCCACTGGACCCAAGTCCATAGGTTCTGCAGTCTTCATCATGTTCACCAGGTGGTAAGAATCTACGTGTGAGCTTGCGCCCGAATAACTGGTATCACGTAGAAATATACCATTGTTTAAAACTGGAGTTGCCATAGTAAATGATTGTTTAAATTAATAATATAACTATCGTTTAAATATATTCGTATTTCTAGGAATCTTACGTTGTTGAGATTGAGGTTCAGCAGGTTCTTCAGAAGAACTAGCGAGCTTACGGGCTTGCTCAGTCTTCAATTGTCTTACAGTATTTTCTACAGCTTGGTTCTTACCCTGCTTCACTAATGTTTGTCTATAGGAGTCTGGATCAGAGAGCAACCACAACGCTTCAGCAATAAGAGGATAATTTGGCTCTACATACTGGTACTTCTCAAGCAGATGTCCCAACAGATTTGTTGGTCTACCGCTAATTGAAGGGTATTGGGGTTGAACTAGACCGGTGTAAAGAGTCGCTTGCGTTTTACGATCAAGTTTAAGTCCATTAACTTCCGCAGACTTCAAAGCTTCATATACATTCTCTATATATGCATTAGCAGCTTCTTGCTGTTGCGCTTTCATCTGTTCCTGACGAGCAAGCTGTTCTTGTACCACCTGTTCTTGCATTGCATCAAGCTTTGGTTTGAACTTCATCGCTTGTTGCTCCAACTTTCCTAGGTCTTTCCATGTAGAAATTTCTTCTGAAATCTCTTCATCATTACCAAATCCAGTTGCACGCAAATAGGATCGAACTATAAACTCCTGATCGTTAGGATCTTGCGGACTCATTTCACGGAATTCTTCCACTTGAGCGAGTGCTTGGAAAAGACCTTTAAGATCTTGACCACCATCCGCTACATATTTTGCAGCGTATTGCAACTCTTCCGGAAGACTCTCAAAGAACTGTTGAGGTGTTTCTTGTCTCACCTTCTTTTCCCTTTCCTGGAAGTTTGCTTCTAAAAGTTCCTTCCAGTCTTTTACGGAGTATTCCTCCATTGGTTTGTCATCGTCAAAGGGTACGATGAGACCTTCATCTATTAACTTTGACATTGTATCCACCAGACCAGACTTGTCGACTCTAGGACGACCACCTGTAGATTTTTGATCATCTACATTGTCTTCATCTGGTTTTAGGATGTCATCAAGTGTTTCACGTGAAACATCCTCTTTCTTTTCTTCCTCACCCTCTTTCTTATCCTCTATTGAAGTTTCTTCAGATGTAGATTCTTCTTTACTAGGATCTAGAAAACTTAAGTCTACTGAGGGACTAGTAAAAACACTTGGTTTCTTACTAGGAGCGGGTGGTGTATCTGGTGTTACAACACTAGATGCATCTGGAGCACCCGCAAATAATGAATCAATGTCAAGATCTACTTGTTGCACATTAGTCTGTGCAGCAGCACTTTGTGTACTCATGTTGGTTGTTTTTAGTCTACAATATAATATACGGAATTATATCCGTAAATCTTAAAAATGTAGACCTAAATACAGCAATTTCTGCAGTATACAGCTATAGTTTAACCCCCTCCTGTTTATTAAACAAGAGTGAGGTTCAACTTACCAGCTGCCCATACAAAAGCTGCTTCATTAATGTCTGGATCTTGATTCCAGTCAATATATTCTTGACCAGTCATTGTCAAATTACCTTGAGCAACTTGAACAATCTGATTCATAGCTGGACCAGGTGTAGGAGGAATAGGACCAGGTTCTTCGCTAGTAGTAGAAGTTGTTGTAGTAACTTCTGTCTCCACTAAAAGAGAATAATAAAAACTTGCAGTGTTAACCAAATTGTCATTGATTACATAAAGGTTAAAACGGTTAGCTTGAGTTTCTACACCGTTAAACCATACACTCACTGGTTGAATAGGTTTCATAATTGTTATTTATATAAGGGGTTAAATAATTATTATCCAATACGATTAACTGTTATAATAACAGAAGGAGTTGCTGGATGCGTAGCGTTTGCAGGTTCTTGCTCAATGACAATACTAGCGTTTGCTGTAGTCCACATAATCTCATATTTATCCCCAGCAGCAGCATCTACAAAATAGTTCCAAGCTGCCACTTGGTATGGAGTGTTTGTATCTACATCTACACGTGTATTACTATCTGCAATATTTACACCATTTTTAGCAAACCATATATCTACATGCTTACCAGAACCTCCGCCAGATCTATGGTGTAACTGAGCTGAAAACTGTATGTTATATTTACCAGCGTTTGCAATAACAATTTCAGAACCTGTTCCTGATATAGAAACCCCACTCTGAAAGTCTATATTATTTACAGTCATTGCTAAAACACCACCTTCAGTGTTAATCTGATCTTGTGTACTGTAATAAGATCCATAATAAAGCTGCTGTTGGTTCTGTAAATTTTCTACAATACAACAAAGCTTTTTAACCTTTGCTACCAACCAGTCAATAGTTCCATATAATCCAAGATTATCCATTATAGTAAGTTTTATTTCTTCTTCTTATTCTGTTGCTCTACATCGTATTTATTCTTATTAACGCGTGCAATCTCTAGTTCTTTATCTGCTACACGCTCTCTAGCTGCAATCTCTTGCTGTTTAATACTATAGTCTTCTCTAGCTAGATTCATACGATTCACTTCTTTTTCACGCTCCAGACCCATACGCTCGCGATATTCATCCTGCTTACGAATCTGTTCCATTGCGTCACGGTAGTCGGACTGCTCGTTTTTATTGATATCAACCATTGACCCATAACCTGCTGCACGGATTTGAGTTTCAATAATACGAGCTTGACGATCCTTATCATTTTCAGAAGCTTCAAACTCCATTTTCATACGCTGCTCATCAGAACGAGCTTGCAACATTTGTTCTTGCATAGCTTGCTCCTGTTGCATTTGCTGTTGACGAGCAATATTCTGCTTATCTTCAGCAGTCTTAAGAACACGAGAAAGTTCTGCAACAGAATCACTCTTAATGATATTTCCAAGATCATAAATAGAAGCACCTGCTGTATTATTAGTGAGTGCTAACTGCTTAAGTTGCTCTAGGACAAAACGGTGATTACTCTTTGTTGTAGAGAATACATTAAGATCACGAAGTAAAAGATCAGTTCCGTTAATCTGGAAGTTCACCTGATCTTCTGTTGTTGTAAGATATTGTAATCTTAGTGAAGGTCTCTTAGACTGATAATACTGCGCAAGATCTGTACGCATCTGATGTACACGTGGCATCAGATAGTCTGAGTGCTGTGTAAAATACTGCTCAGTTTGAGCATAAGATGCAGCTACAGATTGCTGTATTCCAGTGGCAGTTTCTTGTGCTACAGGTGTACCCATACGCTGAGCAGAAACACCTATAGATTCAAATGCTTGCACTTTGAAATAGTTAGCAAGCTGAATTCTAGACAAAAGACGTTGAGTTTGCTCTAAATTCAACACCTGATAGTGCTGGAAGTTAAGAGCATTCTCTGTATTAGTGATGGACGTATCAAGAGCTAGCATCTGAAAGTTCTTCATTGCTACGTAAGCCTTTGCCAGATTATTTCGTCCCCAGTCTTCTCCCATAGAGTGACGAGGTAGAGCATTCTGGTCCAGAAGGATTACGGTTCCTAGTTCATCTACTAATATATCAGCGATCTGATTATTTACAATATTATATCCAATTTGGTAGGGTTTCATAAGATCTACCAAACTTACTGATCGCGTATTGCGATCTGAGAACACACTTCCTTCTACAGGAAGTTTACATCCATAAAGTGAATTATCACCTTTAAACTGGAATGGAAGACGGTTTACATTTAGATAGATGGGACTAAATCCACTAGGATTCTCCATCCCCCAGAATGTAGGACGATTAGGTCCAATCTTCACCCCTCCCCACACTTCATTAATCCAAATCCAGTCTACGTGCTCACCAAAGATTAAGTTTTCCTTAGTCTTTTTAGTGCTTACACGTGTATTATAAACAGGTTTTTCTAACACCTTGAATGTCTCATCTACAATATCTTGAATAACTTCTCCATCTTCTGTAATCTTTGTAAGATGACCAACCTTACGTTGAGATTTCCAGTAGATAGAAGCTACACGAAGCATATAGTTTGGACCATAATCTAAGAAGTCTTCACCTTCAGATAAGATCCATTGTACAATATCCCCATTATATGGCATATTCTCATATGCAGAAAGATATTGACGCATTGCAAGAGAAGGACCTTCAGTATTCCAAGCATGAGAACGTGTTGCATCATAGAAAGATCCATCATTTTGCATCCCATGGATTGGAAGACCCGCTGAGCGTATTGGGTAGATGGCTTCCAAACTTTCCAACTGCTCCTGTGTCATTAGATAACCATATTTATCTATAACGTCAGCAACAGTGAGAATGTCAAACTTTCCAACCCACTGACCTTGCGATACATAACGCACATCAGAGCTCTTATGATAGAAAGTAAGTAAGGGATTCCAAAGCTCCACTTCGTAATCATCTTCCATCATACGGAAATGCCAGAACTCACGATCCGTAATAAGCATGTCACGGAACGCCATATTTTCTAGTTCAAACATTTTGAATCGCTCTTCGTCCACTTTAGTCTGGTGCATAGCCCATTCTTCTACCATGGAACGATAGTCTTTTTTAAAGAACGATTCTATCTCGGGAAGTGATTTAAGACTTTCAGGATTTAGTGCTTGCTGAGCTTCTTCTGATTCTGGGTCCATACCCATCTCAACCATCTTAATAACCATCTTCTGCTGAGCTTCTGTAAGCAACGCATTCTCAATCATAGCGCGTTTTTGCTCCATCATCTCATTGTAAGAGTAGTCATCTACAGCTCTAAACATCACCTTTGCAGATCTCTTAGCAAATTCCCCAGTCATCAAATTAATAACGTTAGGAATAATGGGGTAGAATTTTAGCTCTAATGCTGTCTGATCCTCCTTTGTTAAAGTTTCAATAAGATCTGCATATTCATTATCATCCTCAACTATATAGTCTGTACGGTCAATAATTCCTTTAGCAAGCTTGTAATTCTTCAGAAGTTTACGAGAATTACGACGGATTTGTTTAATCCCCTGCCACTCTAACCAATCCATATTATTCGCTCTCCACTGGTCATCCTTAGCAGATAGGGGTAAAAACTGAATAGGCTGCGTAATGGTACCCAGCTTATTATATTCAGCTTTCTTACCTGATTTTAAATCTAACGCGTTTAGTATCTGCATGATTATGAATTAGTTGTAGCGTAATAAACTACGCTTCCAGTTGATGATACGTAAACATACTCACTAGGCATAGTAGCAGTGCTTTCGTAGATGTACATCCTATCTCAAATTTTTAAATGGTGAGCGGGGTTTAGACATATTAGAACTACTTGGTCCTGAACCTCCTAAATGTCTAAAGGGACTCAATTTTAATTTATGACTTTTTTGCGACTTTTCCAAATTTGTGTTAGCTTCAAATCGCTTCTGATACCCTCTATTAGACTGTTGCACCTTCGCAAACGCTACAAGTGCACAGAATGCTACTAAACGGTCTACGTTTAAACCTTCATGGTATGCCTGCATTTCCTTAAGAAGCATTATGTCTGGAATACGCTCCACTCCATAAGTAATCTTAGTGATATTCCCAGCTTCATCAACCTCTTGGTCTATTTCTTCTGTAAGGTATTGAATACCATAGGATAAGAGATGCTGTTTAAATAGCGTACCTGTATTCTTCCATCCATATGTTTGATATACGTTAGCATTTGATCCTAAGTCTTTTAGGAAGAGTATTTGATCTTTTGGTACAAGATAACGCTGCTTCTTTCTAGAAATCATATACTGGATGAATAGAGAGATGTTATTCTCCACTATTGTCCAAGCGTTGTACCACTCAATCATTATCTCTAAACGCTCGTGTGTTTTATTAATATCGTCAAATCTCCCGCACCAGCTAGCTACTATTCTATCCTGTTCTACAAAGGTTTTACGTTCTCCAAAGTTGTCCTCCCTTGTCACCTCCACCGGATTCTTATAAATAAATATAGAACACAGTGAGTCTGAAGTGGTTGTCTTTCCTTCTCCTACAGGGTCAATTGAAGCATAATACATACCAAACTGCGGATTTACAACAGGTCGCTCCCACACTACAATCGATCCTTCTTTATTCTCTGACTTCTTAGATATTGGAAATTCAGATATGGGAAGCTTATTAGTCTCTTTTGCTATAATCTTTCCATGCTCATCCCTACTTACATCTAAGATTTCATATCCATATTCTTTATC